GGCACCCAAAATTCGTTAGTCACCAATGGGGTATAGGGCGAGACTTTTAAGCATGTTTTTTGTCGTATGTGTAGTTTTTTTGCGACCGGACGCAATATCAGACTTTTAGCCGCACCCCACTGCGAAGCATATTCGTTTGTGGTGGCACCAATTCCAACCATGCCATCGCTTAGAATCCCTTGAGATAGGTACTTTAAGCTAGCGGCAGGAAATGTAGTTACCCCAGTTGGAATCGTGTATGCACTTTGAATCGGTACGGCCATTATGCCCTCTGCGAATTATTGTATTGCATGGATTTAATCTTTCTCATAGTGATTTCCGCTATTTCATTAGCGCTGTGACTACCCGCTTCAACGGAAATATTATAGGTGTTAGTGACCGTAGTGCCAGATTGACCCGTTGGTGAATATGAACCAAATGATGCAGGGGCGGTTGTGTCGCCCGTGGGGCCAGCGCCAGGGACAACATGAAGGTGACGACTACCGTTTACTCCGTGGAACTCCGCAAATCCGCCATTTGACTGCACGAGACGCCCATATGCGCCGAGGTTCTGTCCAGTTAGGTCATAAGCGCGACCCATAACGTGGTCGGAACTCGGCGAGCCAAGACCGGTTGTTCTGTAGGCCGATGTCACGGTCCGAGAGCCAGTTAGTTGTCCATCCATTGCGGAGTGACGACCCATTGTCCTTGCTAAACGGGAAGACGTTGTATCGCCAAAATTAGCGCCCCGTGGCGATGATGTATCAGGTATATCAAGTTTCTTCATCTCGTCAATCAATGTTTTAAATGCTTCTGCCGTAAACCATGCGGGCTGATTAGCGGCGTCGCTTTTGAAGAAAACTCCAAACTCGGTAATAAACTTGTCAAACACTTTTTGCAATGACTCATCAAGGTCGGATATTTTTCCAAGCGAAAGCGCCATGTCTTGGTCGCTGGCAACAGACCCCAACCCGACATCTTGGGCTGTAAAGTTTTTATCGTAAACCTGAAATGCTTTTACGATTGCACTCTGACTCGCCATGTCAACACCCTCAAAAAGGGAGTTGCTTTCAACGGCGCTACTTAGCCCCGACGCCGCGCCCGCATTAGTTTTGCTTAACCGCGAAATATACCCAGAAAATAATTCTGAGTTGAGAGCGCTGCGCCCCCCGCCATCCCCGGTTCCCTGAATCATTTGATTGTTTATAAATCCGCCTAAATTCACTCCTTGGTCGCGGACCGTTTGGGCAAGAAATCTATCCATCACCATGCCGCTATTACCAGAATAAACGGTGTCCTCTTTGCCGTATAGATAGCCAATTTGACCATCGGCACCTTTTTGGCTGTATGCCGACCCACCACGACCAAGTAGTTTTTGGGCTTTTAGTGCCCCCTGCAGGCCTCCACCGGCTTGTGCGATGATGTCGGGGAGGACATCCGCCATTCCTTTCATGAGGTCTGTATCCGAAATTCCGCCACTCGCATCCATCTGACTGCGTAGCACCGATAGTTTTTCGTCTAATATTTTTGGCGCTTCAAGTTGGGTAATCGCTTCTTGAAACATTTCAAGATTTTTGATAGCAATGTCGGTTTGTATGCCCTTCATTTGCGCCGCTGTAAGAGTGATGGCCATCCCCATTTTTTCTAAAACATCGGTAAAAGACATGCTTGCATCCATAAGATTGACATTCATCGTCCGTGCAAGATTCTCAACTTCCATTTCTGATTTTCCAGAAATCCGCCCTAACTCTTTGACCCGTTTGCCGTAAGTCTCACTCAGCGCAGTGCCAACCTTCATTCTTTCCCCTTGTTCTTTTACTAACTTTTCCAAAAACTGTTTTGGTGTTACTAGTGCAGATTTGGATTCTTCTTCCGTTAGTTTTGAGCCGTATTTAGCTTGATTGTCTACAATGTCCTTAGCGGCCGCGCGCTGACGCCCTGCCTGAACCTCCCCAGAGCCTGTGGACACAAGTGCCGATGCCGCCAACTTGCTCAAGACCTCTCCCTGCCCCAATATCTCAGGAAAGATATTTTTTATAGACGAATCGCCGACCCCTTTTTGATTTGCAATTGCTAAACCCGCTTTCGCAAAAGCGCCCCTTTGTTGACTGGCGAGCATTGAAGATGCAGCGCCCTGTGCTGCTTTATTTTGTGCTTTTTGCTGGTTGATGTGGCCCATGATGCCGCCGCCAACAAGCCCGATAAAGGCACCAACGGCAGTTCCGATACCCGGGGCAATCATGCTTCCGATTGCTGCACCAGCCGCCGCACCCATCCCCGCACCGCCCTTGGCATTTTTGGCATTAAGGGCAGCACCGCCAAAACCAATTGCAAGACCTAACAATGGATTAAACATTGCGATAGATGCACCGAGAGCCATGGCTCCCTGCGCGGATGGGTCCATTTTCTGAGAAAGCAACCCCATCCCTATTGATGCCCCCATGCCAGCACCCATTCCCCTGTTGGCCTTTTGGACCGCTTGCCCGGCACGGCTTTCTCGGATGCCACGCGCACCTGAACCTATTTTCTGAAGTCGCCTACCCATCAGAGTTTTGCGTTCTCGCGGACCAGTCTTCTCGGGGTCAGCACTATCGGGGGCCCACCAGTTGTTGTATGCACTGCCACCGTAAAACTTGTGCATTCTTGAGCCAAGCCTAGACTTTGGGTTGAATGTGCTTGAACCGGGACCAGTTGTCGCACCAACGCTAAGGGGCCATAGTCCCTTGGCGCCACCGCCCGTACCAAGATACTGCGAACTCCCCACTAGCCTTTTGCGATATTTATCTGCAGCCCAGTTTGTAAATCTTCCGCTGCTGGCCCCAGGACTACTTGGGCCAGACCCGAACCCTGTGGCACCATGCCTTTGAGATTCCCCGTATCTTCGTGCTATCCAACTTTCTCGCCCGCGGATTATGCGCCCAGACGCAGTTACGGTTTTTCGCCCAGTTACCGGGTCAACGCGCTGGTCCGCAGGAACAAATACACCGGACCGAAACCGTTGACCAGTTATATTTAATTGGCTTCGGTCAATTGGGCCCGTGCCGCGCCCAGTTTCGGAAAAACTTACCATCCGGCCCCCAACGCGCTGTTGGCTCAATGGTACCGCCGGTGCACGAACACGAGTACTCGGACCAGAACCGGGCCCTGCGCCCGGTCTGCCGTAACCCAGGGACGGAGTAGTTACATTGTTATTTGCTATTTGGTATCCAGGGTTTGATTTAAGGCCGTACGAGGCGACAGGTCTACCGTTGACGTTTACCACGCCTGCGGTTACATTCATATTGGCCGCCTGCCGAATTCCACTCTGGGATTGGCCAACCCACCCGCCAGCATTGTTTTTCATTTTTCTTGACATAGCAATAATTCCGGCTAATCCAGCGAACGAACCAATACCGCCCTCGCCCCCACCGGTCATGGCCTTCATCACCTTAGTGAAAATGCCTAGAAAGCTTGTGAATTTATCTACCATCAATGTGATGCCATCAACGATTTTTGTGATGAACGGCATTGCTTCTATGAACATCGCTCTAACGACACTTACGTAATTGCCGATTCTCGTTATCAATGTTCCGACCGCTGTTCCGAATTCAAGAAAGCTAGTTCGGTGCTTTATAAGTTCAGCGTTAAATGTTCCGAATTTTTCTTTTAGTTGTACCCATATTGGGCCGAGAATGTTTTTGAGCATATCTTCAATTACCCCAGCGCCGTCAGTTAACGGTCTCAGGAAGTCAAGCATTCGGTTATAGCCCTCTGTGAACATTTTCCATTTGTCGGCCATTCTGGAAAACATGTCGACCGAATCCGGTAGATAATCGCGGGTTAGGTGAATAATTAAATCTGAAACCTTTTGGGCCGCATCGGAAATCTTGTCAATAAACCCGCCCGTGCCAAAGGCCTCAATTTCGCCAAAAACCCTTTGAAATGTGGACTTAAAAATGCGCGAAACTTCCTCAAGTTCTTTTTTGACTGGTGCCAAAAATACCTGACCAAAATCTGCAAACTGATTTTTGAATCCAGTCATCGTTGCTTTAAACATGCTTATCAAGGTTGAGTTGACTGCCGCAAATTGCCCCTCAACGCCACCCATCTTTGCCAGTTCTCCGCTGGTAATGGCTTTAATTAAGTCGTCTTTGCTTTTTTTTCCGCCCCTAGTTTTGACTAATTTCTCGTATTCATCTAAAGCCTTTTTCATTTGTGGTCCAAGCTTTAGGGCCGATGCTTTAATTGAGTCGTATGAACCACCTACTTTTTGCAGTTCCCCAACAAGGTCGGCGGCTGCTTTTGTGCCCGTTTTCAGGTCTTGACCGGCGGATGCAAAATCCATCAACCCCTTGAGCATTGACGCACTTGAGGCATTAAATTTCCCAGTCTTATTAATAATTGCCCCATAAGCAGCGACGAGGTTATCCGTGCCGACAGCGGCCAATTCTGTATCATGAGTAAGCATCCGCATGTTTACTCTGGCCTGGTTTAGGGTGCTACCAAATTCTTTGCGATTTGTTGTTGCAAATGCGTACATTGCTGCTTGCTGTTCGCGCATCGCTGCCGCCAGTGTGCCCGCGGCGATAGTCAGACCAGCCATTGCACCAGCGGTCATTTTCATGGCACCGCGATAAAGCTTCATTATGCCCTGACCAATGGCAAAAAAGCCGTGAACCAACATCATTGCGGCACCCAACAGGACCATTTCGGCAACGACGATTTTCAAGCTTCCCGTGACGAATTTCATCAAGCCCTTGCCCATCATTTGGACCATCTTGTCAAGACTGTCAAAATGTTTCTTCCATTTGCGGCTTGTATTTTTCAGGGTGTCAGCCGTTTTCCCATAATCCTGTATGGTCTTTTTCGCAGCGGCGGCATTATTGGCATTGCGTTTGCGAGACGTTCCTTCCGACCTGGCAAGGCGCTCAAGTTTCCGGCGAGTTTTGTCAATGGCAGAATCATCAGACGATACTTCAATCTTGATTGTGACTTTTTCGTCAGCCATTGGGTGCCCCAAGTAGTGGTAATAAGCCGACAGGACTAAATCTTAGGATTTGGCCCGCTTTGCTTCAGCTTCGCGGTCTTGTGATATAACTTTACCACATGCTAGGCGTATCAGCCATTCCTCATCAGTGCAATCAAGTAATCGGATTGGGTCGCAGCCGAATAGTTCTCCGAGCCGCGCCGCCGTGACGACGCGGGTGTCATCTACTAATTCGTCGTAGACCCCTTCGTAGGGTCCACGGCCTCAATTGTGTCCGAATACCCTGAGGCATCAAGAATTGCAACTGCGGCGGCCTCTACGTGTGGGTCGAGCCCGAAAAATGCTCGTACCGCTTCTGGGATTGGACGAACTTGGTCGGTCATGTGTAAAACCTCAGTTGAGGCGAAATTAAGTTCATAGCCATCGTTGTCAAGAACCTCATCATCATTGAAATGAATGCCCTGAGTCGTGTTGCCAACTACCCATGCCGCGAATTTCGTCGCATCCATCCCCGCGCGTGTCTCATCGCCGGCATTTTTGCGCCAGTGCTTCATTTGCTGCTGAGTGATATTTGGGCTGATGCGGAGTTTCACACCTGGTCGTTCTGGGACGTCAACGTAAACGTCTGGGCGAATAACTTTTGCCTGAATTGCGGCGGTCAATTTGCTCAATACCGTATTGCCGATATCCTTGCCGGATGTTTTCGCTTTAGCCGATACGGGCTTTTCATCCTTTGTCGCTGGCGTGTCGTCTTCGTATAGTTCACTGACCATATGGGTGTGTCCTTTGTTGTAATTGGTTGGCTTGATGTAAACCTAGCACGGCAGATGCGCGCAATATTGCAACTAAAGAAACGCCCAATTTCGCCCCAAGGGGCTATTTGTTAGACTTCTGCCGGGACGCTCACGTCGCTGACCGCAAAGGTCAGTGCAAAGGTTGCCGGGGCACCAGACGACGAGTCGCCGTCTGGCTCGGTAAGACCCACAAGGAGTGCATTTGTATAGACCCTATCGGTCCCCTTGACTTCAATGTTGCAGTCATATGTTTTGATGTTTACATCGTAAAAAACTTGACCAATCAGGGGGCGCAGGGCACGAATGCTTCTTGCGATACCCGTTGCCGCTGCATCATCGTCATAATGGGCCGTCAGCGTGATGTCACCAATTTCGGCTGGTGCGCACAATACGGTCGGGCGACTCGCGCCGCCTTCGTAGATTTTCTCCACGGATGCCGTAATCTCCCCGCCCGAAACTTGGGCGAACCTGAATGAAGGGGGGAAGCTTGGTGCCGATGCGCCGGTCGTGACAGTGTTGCGGTTGCCCTTAACGATTTCAGCCAGTACTTGTCTTTGTGCTACTTTTGCCATTTCCTTATTCCTCCGTTATTAAACGACTGATGTGGTCAGGTTTGATTTAATGATGTTGACTTCAATCTTGTCGCCGATGCTTGAAACCCTGACACCGATGCGGGCTTTTACTAGACCCGTAGCCAACTGGGCTACTGGGTTTAGCGAGTTGTCGCACTTAACCGTGTAGCCGTAGTCAAGTCTAACACCATTGGTGTTGAATGCTTCGTAAAGGGCTCCCTTAATTCTGAATCCCTCAAGCACCGCAATAAGGCGTGCCTCAATATTGGCAAACGAATGGTTCCGACCATCAATGGTGTGGAACAAGATGTCCTCAAGGGTGCGATAGCCCTGCGTGACAACATCGTTGACGGTGTCCTGTGATGTGATGAAGCGGTAATTTGAGTCATCGGTTGAAAGTGAACGAGCGCCATAAATACGCACCGTATTCGCAATTACCCGAATCGCATTTACACGCTCGTCATCCAATAGGTCCCCGTTGGCTTTGCTCACATCGGTGACCACGCCGTTGACCCATTGAGCCACTGATGGTAAACCAGCGTATGGCTGGTGAGTACCGGTAGTGTTGACAACAGCAGAACGCTTTGCCGCAACATATCCATCTGGCGGAGTAAGATTGTTTACACCAGCGACTGCTGATGGTACATACACCCATGGGTAGTACAGCGCGGCGTGTTCGGCATCATCAAGGGCGGACATTGTCTGACCGAGCGTCTTTGTTGTGGCAATGGAGTCAGATGAACCACCGTGCAAAATAGCGATGCGGTTGAAGTCATTTGCATGGTCAACAAGACCGGTATAAACGTCCGCGTGTGAAGATTCCGGACATGCAACAGCGCCCGTGCCGAATGAATCACTGAATAATGCAAGACCGGTAACCAACTGGGCATTAGATGGAGTTGAACCAGCAGCCCCGGAGGCAAGAGAAGTAGCTTCGACGGCGGCGGCAATTGTATCAACGCCAACGCCACTAGATGCAATTACATACTTGCTCAAAGTGGCATCCGAATTAATTTTGCCGATTGCAATTAGGTTTGTTGCACAGTTGCCAGTATTACCAATTTTGGTACCATTGTACGTGAATGAAATATTAATGGTGCCACTTAGTGTTCCGGCCGTAACCGTAACTGCTAAATCGTCGCCCCAAACTCCATGACCGTTGGCGGTAATGATGATTGCGGTCGCAGGGGTGGCATTTTCAATATTGAGCGTTGACGACGCAGCGCTGGTGCCAGTTACTCGCGCAACGTAACACTGGGTGCCACCTTCTTCAAAAAATGTCTCAACCGTCGGTTGCAGGTAGGCGGAGGATGAGTACGGACCGTAAAGAAGTGCGAACTCCTCAATGTTTTTGACGAGGGTTGCCGCCGCGGTTGGACCACGGTCTGCGATGCCGACAAAGAATGCCTGCGCGGCCTCAACTGTTGAGGGGGTGTTGGGACCTGTTCTTACTGCTGTGTTAATGACTACGCCTGGCATGGCACCTCGCTAGTTTGTCGTCTTAGGTGACGAATTTTGTTCGTCGGTTTCATTAGATTGTACCCAATTTTTTGCTTCAGTTGATGCAACTTCCACAACTTGCTCTGCGGGAACACTTTTCGCATATTTTTTTGATGGGGCGCTGGCCGCTTTTGGCACGTCCCCGTGAACCTTTATCGCGCCAGAAGCAATGGCCGCAATCATCTCCGGGGAACCAGAGCAGTAGTCCGCACTAATAATTGCCGAACTGCGTGGGGGGAAAACCACCCCGTTGTTCCCGATATCAAACCTGTCCCCGGTGGTGTTACTGCATAGGCAAACAACATCTGGGGTATCTGGAATCTTTGCTCCCAGTTTAATTTCCTGAAATGTCTTGCAATTCATAAATCTCCTGTTACCAACAACTCCTATATTGTACACGCTTATTATTAGGCATCTAACGAGAGGGCGGAATTCGGCCCGCCCGTCAGTTTTACCTTCATGTCAATTTCTTCTATCGTCCCAATCGTCCGTCGTCTGACTATTTCGTCAATTGTGAAATCGTAAGACAGGTAAGCGCCAGCCAGAACCCTGTCGCCCTTTAATAGGGTTAGGTCAGAAAATTCCTCCCTCAATGAGTTTTCGTCCATTTTCGCCAACCATGACACCCTGTCGTCGGTTGACCTCATTGACGGATAGTCCAAAAGGGCGGTTCGGACTACGGTTGTTAGCCTGTCACGCATGATGGTAACCTCCTCGGAACCGTCCGCCCGAACCCAGACGTATGTCCGAAGAGAATAGGTGACCCGATAGATGGGGTCGGTTGCATTGTAGTCAATTAGGTCAAACTTATTGGTTGAGATGGCTACGGTAATGATGGTTGGCCATGTATCAAGTGCAATTGGCTCGTAGGTAAGGTATTTGATTGGCGTCGGCAACTCCGTCCCATCCGCTTGCCACTCATTCTGGTAATCAATAATCCGCAACGGGATGTCGCTCTGAAGGTAGTCGCTGACATACGATTTAGCGAACTGTGGTCCGTGCATCAACTCCGTAATGGCGGCCATAGTGCTAGATGTTGGTGTTCAGTAGGCTGGATGAATCAATTAACCCATGCGCCTGGTACCGTGCCGCAGCTTTACCCATGCGACGGGCAAACATCGGCGGCTCAAACACGATTTTGCGCTTAGGCATCCGTGTTGTGCCGTATTGATGAAACTTTGCATACTCAAGGTCTGTTCCAAATTCCGCATACAACGGGGTAATAACATTTGGGTTGCCACGGAGACTGACCAGACTCCTGAATAACCTCCCACTCCTGACCATCAGGGGTGCGCCGGGGCGCGTTAGACGTTTCCATGAAGAGTAATCCGCACTAAGAGCATTCCACCGCTTGCCGCTGGGCAACCCCCCCTGGGTGAAGTTGGCGGAATTCCATGCCTCCATAGCGATTCTGGCTTCTTCAAAAAGTGGCACGAAATCGCGCCCTCGACGCTTCATGTCGTGCATTCGTTGAATTGCCCGTTTGGCATCCACTGTTATTTTAATTTTTGTATAAGTTGCCATTTATATCCTATTGCGTCTAAATTTCTTTAGAGCCATTAACTCCGACTCCATAAACCCTGTCGTCAATGGGGCCACATTGCGGGTTTCTAGGTCCTTCAGTCCAACGACATCATCATGCATATTTTGGATTTCTCGTGTCGCCGCCCGAAGAATCATTAATTTGAAAATTGGGATTGTGGTGCCATTAAGACCCGCCGTATAGACGATGGTCACTTTGTCGTCTGAAGATGCCCGGTATACATCGACACCGAATTTGCGAACCACGTAGTCGGTTTCTTCAACCAATAGTGTCCCCGAGGTCGCCCTTAGCGCTTGATAGGTGACGCTGCTAACACTTATAATAGGGGCATTCTCAACATACACGGTCATTGGCGGCTCTAACCATGTTGTCATACTGCCGCCGGCGTTCGTCCCATAGTTCGTCCCATAGAATGATGACTCATTCCGACTTGAGTTTGTAAAAAACGATGACATCGGAATTCCCGTGAACTCAGAATTCAGCCTAATTACTTCGGTAAACTCGGTTAGTTCTACGGGTCTGCGTAGGTATGTCTCAAGTTCGCTCTGGAGCCCTGCGAGGACGAAGTCAACGGCATCCATCTGACGGTTCGTCAGACTGATGTCCATGTATGTTTTAAGTTCCGCTAGAGAGACTAATGCCATGGTGTTGTTCCTTTACCCTGTTCCGCGCTGGACATCTCGTCGCCCGCGCCTAAAGTCACCCCTGCGAGAACGAGCCCTTGCTCGCGGTCTCCGGAAATCTCTAATTCCACCCCTAAGACCCTGTGTGAATAATTGCGCAGCGCGGCCAATGCGCTTCAGTAAACTTGTACCCTCTTCGCCACCAACTTCTGGGGTAGGCATAGACAAACTCCTCGGACCGTTATTATCGACAAGCCGATTTTACCATTGATTCGCCAAACGAACCGTGTTATCGGTCATCGTTTGGTGGGCGCTCTATGACCACACTGCCCAATTCCGCAGCCGGAACCTCAATGGGGACCCATGCCCTTGAGTAGGTGTGTTGGTGGATTTTTCGCATCTTCACCAGTGTCCCCTCTAGCAGGAGTTCTAGTTCGTCATGTTTCATGCAAAATAGGCGGTCGAACTCGGCCGTTGATACCGCTTTTGAAAAAGACAGCTTTCTGACAATCTGCGATAGCCGTTTTGCTACGATGCTGCCCCGCGCCCTATTCATCTGCACATGAAGAATCATCGCCTGTAGGGCTCCACAGTCAATATACGTCACTGGTAAAACGCCATTAATCTTTTCTCTGATGTGATGATTCTGTGATGCCAGATAGAACCGTTGATGCCCGTCAATAATTTCCCCCGTCCCCCGGCGCACCAATAATGGAGACAAAATCCCGTTGTCGGCTATTGACACGGACAGAACAAGGAGGTCGGGTCTGAGGATATATGTGGCCGCCCACTCCGATGGCTTAATATCTTCTATTTTTACCATTTCAACTTTCATCTAATATCACGTCCACCATTTCCGTTTTTCGTATTGTGTGCGCCCGTGTGCCGGGGCCTATCGGCGACGCCGATGTTACATTTATTTCGTTCAGCAATAAATTCCGAATCAGCCAACTAATAGGATATGAGTATTCGTCAAGAACATGCTTTTTCCTGAACTGAGCAACAAATGCCCTCGCTCGGCGCTGTTTTGTTTCTCCAACAATAAAATCATCAATGAACTTTCCGGCCCCACCGAAGCCGTCATGCGAATACATATTAATGAGTCCATCAACGTCAAAGTCGGGCCACAAGCGCCGTTGCGAGTCAATTCGGGGATACACGGTTACGAGTCGGTCATAAAACTCCGGCTCAGTCGCAATGACATCCCCGATTCTGCGAATCGCAACAGAGTGCAGGGGTATGCCGACACGAGTGTTGCTTCCCGTCAGCGCGGCGAGGTCGTAATACTCGCAATACTCGGCCCCGTGTTCTTCGGTGATAAATTTGAGAACATCGTCCATTTGCCAGTCGTAAATTATTTTAGCAAACCTTAGGGGAATTCCCTTTTTCATTCTGAATGGAATGACTATGTAGTTTTCATGCAATTTTTGCACACACGACCTATACCGAATCATTGATTCGTTCGCCCTAACGCCAGTAATGAATGCAACCCGGCCCGCCTTCCCCTGCATCGTGTAGTAATCAACCGATTCAGGCAAAGGGGCATCGTGGGTCAAGCCAAAGTGGGTTGCATTGATTGCGAAATCTGGCATTGGGCGAATCCAGTCACCACTTAACCGTCGTCGCTCGCTCCACAAAATGGCGGACTCTCGTCTGCCGAGAATCCAAATTTCCGCACCGTACGGAAGGCAGTACCACTCAAGGTCAACCCAGTCATAATCACGTACCTTCATTACGTAATCAATCACCACCGGGGACACCATTTCCTCGTCCCGGAAAATTACTTTCACCGGACCAAGTCCGCGTTCTTCGTGGATTTCTTTCGCTAGATAAAGTACGGCAGTAGAATCTTTACCGCCAGAAAACTGTATACATACGGTGTCAAAGGTATCGTAAACATGACGAATGCGAGCGCGCGCAGCATCCACACAAGACATATCAAGAAACAGACGTTGACGAGTCACTAAATTTCGCAGTGCTCGGCGATGAAATTCATCAATCTTTCCGAAGTTGTGTTGCCGTCAATTGACGGGCTACTTCTAAGCCACCGAATAAACGCGTACCACTTAGCCTGTTGCTCAACAGCATCAAAGACAATCGTGTATTGGACAATTGCATTGGCGGATTTAGAGCCAGTTGCGACCGTGCTCCCAGTGGCTGCCATCTCGGCATGCGAAAACTCATCCGTTGCTTCAAGGCTCCCGTTCATTTCCTTGACGAGTTCAGACACTGGGCGCTGGATGATTGGAGGGGTAAACGACGTACTTGTTGCAAGGTCGCTTTCTTCTATTGAGGACATCTCTTCAAGTGCAGCAATATCAAACTCGTCCCATCCGAGCCCTGCTATCAGTTCAGAAAACTCATCGGAGATTTCCAGTAACAAGCCCGAGAGCATGGCTTCATCGGTCTCACCCAACTGAGTGGTCCGGTTGTCCGCAATCGCAAAAGCAATAGCCCGAGACTCATCACCT